ACGCTCAGCGAAGTCATCCAACTGCATGGTCAGTTCAGCAGAGGTGAAGTTCACACCGATATGCTTCTGGTTAGCCACCGACAGAGTGGTGAACTGTTCGTTGTCGTCCTGAGTTTGCAGGGCGGCCCCGTCGGTCACCAGAGCGCGGTCCGGCAGGCGGATACGCAGAGTCGAGCCAATCTTCGCGCCTTCAACGGCGAACGAGTCGTCGTACTGGCGGTTTACGTTACGGGAGATCACCAGGTTGTTCTCGAGAATTTCGAGAGCCTTACGGGTGATCATGTCAATGGTAAGAATCGAGTTTGCCATGATATTCCTTCAAAAATTAGCGGTTACGTTGAGCTTCCAACTTCCTCATCTGACGCTGACGATCCGCCTCAATCCACTCCGACGTGCTCATGCTTTTCACAGAGCGAGGGTCAGTAGTGTCGTAAGTCGGAGCACCAGTGCCACGGCCTGAGATAGGCGCGATGGGCGGCGGGGCGCTTGTCGTTTTCTTTAAAACCGGTTCAGCCGAGATTTTGGCCTCGATTTTGCCGATTTCTTTAGCTTGTAAGAACGGCGACAGACGAGAAATGCGATCAGCTTCTCTCGGATTGGTGCCCAGATAATACGCAAGGTCTGGCCCAAGATCCGATGCTTGGATTGTTTCAGCCATTACGGAAGTGATAGGTAGCTTGGGGTTGTACGCGACTTGTTCAAAGTCCTCGTACTTGTTCCGCGCTTCTTCCTCACGATCGTGATACGCCTCCAACAAATCCATTTTTTGCCGCTCGGCTTCCCGTTTCGCGAGCAGTTCTTCGGCCTTGCGAGTAGCCAGTGCATCAGCGTACTCATCAACAGACTCAAACTGTTCGAGGGACGGGGCTGCAGTTGGCTGTGGGGCCTCCTGTGCCTTGCGAGACTGCTCTCTTTCCCACTTACGCTGTTCGCGTGCAAGCCGTTTGCCTACGATCGCATCAAGCTCTTCTTGTGTGAAGGTCTTAGTCTGCTGTTCGGTCGGCTGGTCTTCCGGCGCTTGTGTTTCTTCAGCTACAGGCTCTGCCGTCGTTGCCTGCTCTGGCGCGGGAATATCCGCTAGTTCGTTTTGAATCTCTTCAGACATTGTCGATTCCTAAAGAATCCCAGGCTTACCGTGCCAGTACGGTTTATACGTAATAGCTTACGTTCAATTTTGCACTTGCAGTTTGTTCTATAAACTTAATTTTTGTCAAGTCACCGTCATACTGCAACGGTACGCCTGCGGCCAAAGGCATCCCTACGCTAGCCGTAGGATTTGTGCCATCATCACGCCAACGGATACCCTGCGTCTCCGCAACAATCAGCGCAAAAGTTGGTTTGCAAGCCAAGCCCTCTGGCGTGGTTTGCGGAATAGTCAGACCGGCGGCGGCGCTAAGCGAGGTAATCTGCTGATACCCCATGCACTCGGTTACCGCTTTAATGTTAGTTGCCATTTAAAATCTCCTGCGTTCGGTAAAACTGCGTAAAGCCACATAGCTTTGGCCTGCGGATAAGGACGAAGAATCAACACCGTTAATATAGCTGACAGACAGATAATCGCTGGTTCCGGCGGTAAAGGAAAGCCCTGTATTGTTGCCGCCGTCAACGCTATTAGCGCCGACGGTCCACGGGCTGCTTTTAGTCAGCGTGGTGGGGCTAGTGGTTGAAGAGCCTAGCGTAACTAAGTTCCCTGCCGTTCCTGACAATGTAAACGCGCCGAAAGTGTTGTTAGCGCCTGCAGTAAACGTAATTGTAGACGGCACAGTCGTTGCGGTAAGGTCTGCAAACGCATTGTTTCCTGTAACTGTTAACGCCCCTGCGCCGCCTTGGTTCAGGACACAGTTGTAAACTGATCCGCCGCCAACAAAGGTTTTGGCGCTTGCCGAGGTCATGCTAATTGTGCCTACGCCGGTCCCTGCGGTGGTAGTGAAGTTGGCTGGCTGCGCGTTGTTCCATGCGGTTGTAACACCCCCAAGAATTACAATTGTACCGCCGTTAAACGTGACGTTTTTTGTGCCCGAGCCAATACCTACCGCTCCGGCGGTTAAAGTTCTTCCGTTAAGGTCTAAAGTCCCGTTGGTTAAGGTTACTACTAAGGAGCTTCCAAACGTAAGATTGTTAGCAACAAGTTGAATGCCGCCACCCGGAGCGTTAATTGTTATTGGCTGGGTAAATGTTTTGCCGCCGGAGTTTACGGTTTTAACCGCCCGATTAAAAAACGTAAATGTTCCAGTTCCGCTAGTTGCAACGCCAGAACCGTACGTAAAGTTTCCGTAAAACGCGGGTGCGGTAGTGCCAGACGCAAACACCATTGCATTAGTGCGCGTTGACAAATCTAACGAGCCGATGTTCCAACCACTATTAAGTGTTACGGTTGCAGAGACGTTAAGGCCCGCATTTTCAATAACCGTTGTGTCTTGAGGTAACGGAAAATTTGTATCCGCAGGAGTACCGCCAGAACCCGTTGCCCATGCTGTATCGCTCCAATTGCCGCCAGCAGCAAGGTTCCAGTAAACCGTTTTAGGTGCGTCAAAAGTAATTCCGTTGTTGCCCCCGCAATCACCCAAACGAGTGCCTGACAGCGGCGCGGTTGCGCCAGCAATAACAATGTCCCGGAAATCAACGTCAGTTGTCGCGGCTATTGCGGCGCAAGTAAACGTGCGCGGGGTTCCAATTATGTTAGAGCGAATAAAATACCGACGGTTTCCGTTGGACCCTGTAATAGTAAAGGTTCCGTTAATTGTTTGAGCTGCAGAAACAGACAAAATGTTTATACCTATTGCGGCGATAGCTGCAACAGTAAGATTGTTAAAAGTATTTACGCCAGCAATAACTTTTGTGTTGGTAGTTGGTGTGGTTGACGTAAAGGATACGTCGTTATAGGTAAGCCCACCTCCGGTAAAACTCGCCGCCGAAGACGACAGAATTATTGTTGATGTTCCTGCGTTAAAATTTAGACTTGTACTTGTAGAGATAGACCACGCATTAGAAAGAGTAACTGTAGAGCCGTTTAAGCTAAGCGTTCTTACGTTTGAATTGTTGGAATTAAAAGTTCCGCAAATAACCGCGTAGTTCGATGTGCTTGTATCAAATGTTCCATTCGTAAGCGTTAAGGCAAACGCGCCGATAGATATTGCGGAACCTAACGTCCAAACACCGCCAACGCCGTTAAACGCAGTTGCAACACCAACAGTTACGCCGTTAGTCGTAACAGTTTTGCCGGACGACGTTGCCCTAAAGTTCAGCGCTCCTGACGAGTTAACAACAGTAAAATTAGACGCAGGATTTGTCCAACTACCATATACATCAAAGGTTGCGTTAGACGCAAACGAAAGCGTCATTACTCCATCAAGTGCCGTAGGGCTGCCAACAGTAAAGTCATTACATACCGCAGCTGATATGGTTACGGTAAACGCGCCCGTGCCTACGTTTGAATTGGCATCAAAGAACACGTTGTCGGCAGACGTAGGCGCAGAGGCGCCGGCAGTGCCGCCAGAACTCGCCGCCCAGTTGGTCGTCGATGACGCGTCCCACGTACCCGAACCGCCAACCCAGTAACGATCTGCCATTGCTTACTCCTGCGGTTCTTCAGTTTGCGGCGCTTCAACAGCAGCAAGCCAATTAGTTAGACGCTGTTGCTTCATCTCTTCAATCGCTTCGGCAGTCAAGCCGTGATCGTCCGGCAGATGAATTGCATCCGAAAACACGCCGTATTTTGTCTTAAAACTGAAATCAATCTTCATGCCAAAAACCTCAGTTTGTACAGCGTTGACATGTACAGACCTTCAATTTCGTCAATGATATTGTGGATTGCCGTGCATTCTTTGTCGACGACCTTGTAGCGTTCGGCGTGAATTTCCTCTAGCTGGTTTTCCAAAAACTCCAATATGTTGCCGGTTTTCTTGGCGGAATGCAGAGAAATCGGGCCAATCAGGCCGTATTTACCTTGATAAGCCTCGGCAAATTTATCCGCCAAATCGACGATTTCGTCGTAAAAACTGTTCAGCGCCACGTGTTTAGAGTAGCTGCGGGTGTTTAGGTGCACTGAATGGGCGACATCGCGCGCCAGAAACAGCATACCTACGAAATCAGCGCATTTCATTGTCCCATCCCTTCAGGTGGCATCATTTCGCCTTGCGGCTCTTCCATTTGTTCAGGCATCGGCTCCATGCCTTCCGGCATACCGCCAGGCATCATCATGCCTTGCTGCTCCATGACCAAGTCGCCGGCCGACATCACGTCGCGCAGCGTCTGCATCACGACCTCCTGCACCTGCTCCGGGTTCATGGCGCCAGACACGGCTGACAAACGCTGCGTCTCAGCCTGATACGCCTTGATCTCAGCCTCAAAGTTCTTGCGCTCCAGATCCTGCATTTCGACCGATTTGCCGACATTTTGCAGCATCTGGTGCATCTGGTCGAGCTCTTGCGCCATCGCCTGCATTTGCTGCTTAGCCATCTGCAGTTCCGGGCTGTCGTCCGAACCGTCGCCCAGCACCTTCGGGTCGATGACGCGAGCAAATCGCTCGGCCATCTCCTGCGCGCCTGGCCAGTCCATGTTCTTGATAAACAGGTCGCCGGCCACTTGCCAGAGCTGCGGGTTGGACTGCAGGATCATGCCCATCGCGTCCAGTGCTTCCTGACGCTTGGTCATGTAGGATGGGCCGGTAGTAACCACAACGTCGTACTTACCGACGCTGGGGTTGTAAATCTTGTCGATCTCGACGCCTTGCTGGTTCACGATCTTCTTGACCGGCTCCTGCTGAGATGGGTCAATCTTGACCATGTCGGTGTCGCCGTCCACGCCGATGATCCGCGCCACCCGTTGGGTGTCGTAGATCTTCGGAATCATGTCGACTATTTGACGTGTGACGTGGCGAATAGCACGTGCCAGATTATCCACGTAATGATAAGTGCCAGTGTCAGATTGACGCTCGCGCGCCATAATTGCTTTGCCCGATCGCTCGTTAGACGTCGCGCCCAAGCTAGTATCGTACTGACCGGTGGTCGATTTAATGTCATCGGAAGCCCCCATCTTGGCCTGAATCAGGCCAGTTTGCGGTAGCGGCGGTGCGGCGCGCTGTGGCAACGGCAAAACAGCACCATTTCCGTCCGTCACATCAGGATTGACCTCCAAATACGGCCAATTCTGCGTGTTGGCGGTCTTCCACTGCAGCTCGTAGCCTTCAAACTGACCGCCGTAGCCAATAAACGGTGCTTTTGGCGCCAGCGCGAGCATTTCGGCCTCTTGCGACACCCAGTAGTTGTACATACGCTGAGCGTCTTTGGCATTTCTGACCAGTCCAGACACGTACAGACGGCCATCAACCTCAAATTCGTTACCGATCACGCGTACCACCGGGATCCACTTGCCTACCCAGTCGCGTTTTTCAAGGAACTCATACCCGTTCGTCTTGCACCACTTGACCCGCTTAGCGTCAACCTCACGCGAGCGGGTGGGTTTGACGCCCATCGCGCGCAGTTGCTTAGCTTCGGGCGAACCTTCAAACGCAGTGATGTTGCCTGGGTACAGATGCAGCGTGGCTTTGTCGTACTCGACGTAGTAATACTCGGCGATACGCACCGTGTCTTGGTTAATCCAGACATTTAGCGACTGGTCGCCCACGCCTGAAGTCTCCATCGTGGAGATCGGCGACGCGTCGGGGAACATGCGCTCATATTCGTCGCGGGTCACGTCCTCAGTGATAAAACACCACTTAGCGTCTGCGCCGCACGGGTCTTGGATCGTCGGGTCCATGTACACCGAGAACGAGTTGCGCACCCGCATGATCTTAATGTCTTGATCAAACGAGTTGTCGTCGCAGTATTCGGTGATAATTCGAATATAACCCTCGCCGTAGCTGACTTGGTTCTCGCAGGCGGTGTCGTAGGCGACGTCAGCGTCCGAGATGTACTCGATGTGCCGCACCATGCCGTTGTAGATCTCAGCGACTTCCGGGTCGGCGTTGTCGTCAGCCGGAATAACCTTGCCCGATGGGCGGTTCTGTCGTTGGTCGTTGGTGACCTGCCGCACGTGTTGCGGCAGCTTGTTGATGGTCAGCGTCGGGCGGGCGTTGATCGTTTGCCCTTGCACCGCGCCGCGTGTAGCCAGCACGTCCGCCGGCCATTGCCAGCAGTTATCCGGTGAGCCGGCATAAAATCGAAGGTCGTCGAGCTCGTTTTCCCGAGACTCAGACATCGCAGAGATCGCCATCGTCATGCGACTGCGCATGGTAGCCAGCGCGTCGCTGTCGCGGTTGTCTTTCTCTGACGGGTTACCGCCAACCGCAGCGACTTGGGCAGCCTTATTTATGCCGGTGTAATCCATTATTTCTTGCCTTTTGCGGGGGTTTGCGCGGCGCGTTTGGTAGCGTACGCAATCGCCACGGCCTGTTTCACGGGTTTGCCCGATTTTACCTCGGCCTTAATGTTCTCGCGAAATGCTTTTTTGCTGGCAGATTTGACGAGCGGCATGTTACTTCCCCTTTTTAGCCGTCTTAGCCGACTGCTTGAAGTCCTTCGTGGTCGGCGCGCCGGGTGAGCCGGGCTTCCTCATCTTCTCGCCAGAGCCGGCCTTGATGCGCTCGCGCTTGGCGTGGATGTTTGCGTAGAGTCCAGGTTTGGTAGCCATTAGCATTTCCACCTTTTCAAAGCTGCTTTTGCACGTTCGCCGTCTTTGGCCTTGGCCGCCACGGCGCCCATTCTCGAGCAGAACGACTTCTTCCTGCCTTCGTCTGCCTTGGTCTGCGGGTTCGGCGCTGGCGCCTTCAGGTTCGAGCCGGTTGCGGCGTTGTACTTCGCCCGACCCTTGGCTGTTAGCCCCGCGCCCTTGCTGACGGGTAGCTTCTCGCCTCGACCTACACTCAATGACACGCTTTTCTTTGTCGCCATGTCAGTTCCCCATCCAGCCGGTTGCGGCTGCTGCTTGCTGGTACCCGCGTGGCGCTGATCGCG